CGCTTTTCTTCGTCGGCATAGCGTGACCAGTGTGCTACTTCCCGTAATGTCCGCCAACAACCCAAGCAGTACTTGGTTTTGGTATTAATATGACAGACCCCAACGCACGGGGAGTTTAGCGTATAGTCGGTGTTCATCTTCTATTTATTACGAAGTGTATCTCTAAGTTCATCAAATGGGCGTTTCATCAGGTCTTTGAAATTTTCTTTCCATAAACCCGAATACTCACTATCTTGATATAATCTGAATACGGGAGAACCTAAAGTATGATGAATATTGTATGGCAATTCATCTTTCTTCAACCCATAATATTCTTCTCTGTCCATACCTTCACCAACCAAATAATTCCATTTTCTATCTAAAGAACCGATGTCTTCTTCATTGAAAGACTCAAATCGATGTAAGTGTGATGGAGTGTTATCATTGGCCCAATCCAATGTACGATTAGAAACCTCTTCATGATTGCAATTCCATAATGTAACACTACTCCAATTCTTCTTAGGATAGACTTCTTGTCTACTACCATTTACTCCATTATAGCTACCATAATCAGAAATTTGCATTTTCAATGCTTCTGCTGGTACATAATCATGTTTACATACTGATACTGGCTTACTAAGATCTGCTCCTAGGATAAGATCGTCTACAGAACGAGTAAACATCATATCACAATCAAGAAATAATGCTAAGGACGCTCCAGTAAAAGGAGCCATATTAACTATAGGCGCAGCTAGAAATCTAGTCATAGTGAATTCAGTTGAACCACGTTTGTCTAGTTCTCTATTAGTATATCCATAAGCAAATAACTGACTATAAACTAGTGGGATGATATTATAACTAATTACACTGCTATGACTACGAATAGTATGCGCCAGAATTTTAGCACATATATCTTCTCTCGGATCATATCCTATGAAAATAGTTAGTTGTTTTTTACCAGCACTTTCTAATGGATCAAAAAGATTACTCATTCGAATGAGATCAAAAATTGGGTTCATCAATCAATTCTTTCTCAAATAGTTTATATGATAGTCCATGCATATTAGTCGATTTACAGTTATAGAAATCATATTGTTTATCAAAAACAAATACGAAATCTACTAAATTATTATGAGACATAAACCAATCTAGATATTGAATTCTATTTGGATTGTCTCTAGCATTAGTTCTAGTTTGAGCAGCCCCATCAAACATATTACTTATTGATTGTTCAGTATCATCTTTGATAAGACTATCAAACCCTAATATGTAAATGATGGAATTGCCGTTGAGAATAGCGCATTTCATTGCGTACATACCAGTATTAGACCTAGGCCTAGGACCTGTATGACCGTGATATAAAGATGATTCGAGATGATCTTCTATTACATCTGGAAATAAAATTCTACTACTACTAAAAATATTAACTTCTTCTAACATCTTTTTACGATATTCTTCAATAGTCACATTAAAGAGATTTACACGATTAAGATTTTCAAACCCTTTATAAGCAATACCACAAGAATATACTTCTGTTTGAAGTGCTATTCTATTCAAATCAAAAGAAGAACGAGACGTACCATTACCTACAATGATAGCTCGGTTTCTTTTAATATTTGGTATTTTCTGAAGCATTGTCATCATTCTCATACTGTAAGTTTTCTTGGATGTCTCGTCTTTGACGGCTTTCTCTGATTTTCTTAAATTTATTTACTCGTACTGGGTTGTCGTTATAATCATCATCATCCCACTTTGATCCACGGGTCCTAAAAGTTTTAGACATTACCAATCCTTCGCTTCCTTGTAAGTTTTCTTAATTAAATTCTTAGTGATAGTCTTGTGAGGGCTTTTCTTATCTTTAATAGCTACTAGTAAACTAGCATCGTCTGGATCCATTGATTCTAAGAATTCAATGAATAGATTTTCACGTTTAGCAGATTTGATACCTTTGTGTTGGCCCTTAATAAAGTATGTAATTCTACGGAACTCACTATAGAGGAAACTCTGTAGATCATTTGCTTTAGGACTAGGCGTATACGGCACTTCTCCTTCAGGTAGGTCGAATTGGATATTTGGATCAAACATCAAACGAAAAACAGTGGCTAAAGGCTCACAAGTCTTGTTACTATTCTGAAGGAAAGTAATCCTTTCTTTCTCTGTCTTTAATTTACTAGCCTTCAAAAGAACTTCGGCTATACCATCTCTCATCTAAAACTCCTGTATATCAGTCATTAAATTTTTCAGTCTACTCTTAATAAAGTAGTTAAGAATCATAGAACGATCATTACGTTCATAATTACTATAACTATCTATAACATCTTTTCGAATGGTTTCTGGGATACGACCTAGGTCGATTAATTGGATATTCCTCAAGTAGTTTCGTTTAACCTCACCATCGAATGGTGTAATACCTCTTATCATATCCTCAATCATAGCACCAACACGCTTCTTTGTCAAGGGCTTTTGTCGCCCACCCACAACAAAAGTGTCATCGTTAGATAGAATATTTGGCACACCATCACTCGAATCACCACGAATAACATGTTCGAATAGATAAGATAATGGATCAGCAATCTTGATAAACTTCTTAGTGATAGGTGAATATTGAGAGACGTTTTTATATCGTTGTAGTTGTGCAAAATCCTTATCACCAGAAACAATCATAATATTTTCACTATGATAACGTTCTACCATAGCTGCAATAATATCATCTGCTTCGGCCGATTCTACTTGTAATACAGGATAAGGGAGATTGTCTTTAATCTCGTTTTTGATTGTATGTAAAGTATCAAAGATAGCAGACCAATCAAGTTTAGAAGCTTCCCGAGTCTTCTTTCTATTGGCCTTATAGTAAGGAAAGATTTTCTTACGCCAATAGTTCTTATCATCACAACAGATGACAAGTTCTTCGTATTTTGCAAATCGAGTCTTAAACCCTCGAATAGAGTTTAGTACTTGGTGACGAACAAGATCAACTCCGTAATCTTTATTGCCACTCGCAAGAATATTAGATAAACATACTTGCGAAAAATCTAATAGTATCATCGTTCACTCCAATTACTCGTCATCGTCCCCATCATCATCGTCCTCATAAGAGTCATCGTAATCGTCTTCATCCGAATCTTCTCGGAATTGAACGTTCCCATTGTCAATTAGTGTTTGTAGTCTTTCGCGATTTTCAGTTATGATTGTATGTAGCGGATGTTCTACCCCTACTGAACTGTATAGGATACTTCTTGTAAGTTCACCGATCAAGATGAAATCTTTAAAGAATACCTCTTCGTCTACTGGATATCCTTGATGGTATAATTTAGTAGCAATTTTAGAAAACATCTGATTTACTACATCATCGACGTATACCATTCGATTTACTGCGATTGCCTTTTCTGTTTCGCTTTCTGTTTGTGGAAGTCGCGTCACATCTTCACTATCGCTAAAAGTGGGGAATTGTATAATATTGGTCATGTAATCGCCTTAATTAGAAGTGTTTGCACATTTAAACGTCCAGTTGGTACACTGGAAGTGGTTTTGATATTTTCCATGAAAGTCCTAATCTTAACCTTTCCCATTCCAATAAAATCAGACAATTGTTCTGTAGGATTTCTAAGCTTCTTTGATAGACTAGACTCAATATTGAAGTTTAATAGCGTGGTACCCTTGATCTTGAGACCATCTTCTAAAGCATCATATCGAGTCAACATTCTATTCTTAACATTATATACCCATAACTGTTTTGCGTCAAGTAGTAATGTGGGATCAATCGAAACTATTTTCAGTTTATTACTTTCTTTTAAAAATTTAACGCCTTTGATCAATTGACTTGCAGATTTAACTTTTGGTTTGCGAGCGCGCCTTACGATCTTTTTATTATTTATATGTTTTTCAAGTTCTGAAACCATTCTTTGAAAGAAGGCAATCCTCTTCGTAAGCCCGCTTCGGCCAAGATAGCCCCATGCTTCTTTTAGATCTTCAGATTTGCCAAGCTTAGTCTCTAGAAGTTCATCATATTCTCCTTTGTAATATGTAATAATCTTTTCAATCTGAACCTTATTCATGCTCTTCAATCGAGCGAAGTTATAAAAATCAAAGTTAATATCTTGAATATCTACAACCTCTTCTAATTCAGCAATCCAACCATCTACTGGATCATTGGAAAATACCACAACTTCTTTACGAACTTTCTTTTCATAAGAACTAGCAGAAATATCTTTCATGCAATTACGAAGATAATCAAGCCGAGTCATATCATTAGTGTGAATGATACAAGCCCAATGTGGAAAACAAAACTTCCAATCAGGTTGGCCATTAAGAATATCATTAGCTTCTAGTTTAGTATAACTCGCTTTGACCCATGATTTGACCAAATCGATAATTTGTTTATTTTGTACTTCCTCTTGGAAATAAACATCAGCACGACGACCAGGAGTCTTAGGAGCTCCTGCAATGCCTTCTAAGCGTCGTGCGCGAACAGTCTTCTTACGGGATTTAGGGATAGCCATATTATATTCCTTAGACGTTAAGAGCTAATAATCATACCAACGAACTCACGGATCTCAACTTTTTTACCATGAATCTCTTCTAAAATCATAGATTGTTCTACGGCGTTGCCCCAATCAGCTTCTTTACCGACAACTTCATTATCGATAGTTAGGACAAAACCACTATCTTCTTGATCATCAGTATCATGAATCTCAAAGTTTACATCGAACATATTCATGTCTCGTACTCCGTTTGACCAACTCACTATATACATTATACACTGTTCTGACCGTATGTCAAGCGAAAAATAATATTTATCAAATCTTTTTTTGATACTCATTAATCACTGACATAAGTATAATAGCACTTGTCAACCCCTGTGTCAAGGGTTAATTACATATAAATACGAATAATAATCATTTAAAAAATTAATAAAACTAAAGTTCTGATAAATAGTCTATATGTCATAATAATGGAGGTAATCTCTGATTGGAAGTCAAATACTGCGGTAACGAGTCGAGGATAATATGAGTTTAATCAAAACACTATCTGCAATATCAATTGCAGCTTTGATTATGTTAACGAGTCACAATGTTCTAGCAGATCCAGTTCCTAACGATGCTGATGGATTATATGATAGTTCAAGTGTAGTAGACACAAATAATAATACAACATCTACTAGTACTGTCAATTCTACAAATACTAATACTAACACTACTGCCATTACATCTACAAATACAAATACTAACAATAATACTAATACCAACACTAACGCAAACACCAATACTAACAATAATACTAATAGCAGCACCAGTACAAATAC